GAGCATGCCAGAAGTGAACTTGCCTAAACCATAAGACCCTATGCCAGCGAGGATACCTTTGCCTAGATCGCCGGTCTGAGCATACGTTCCGAGGCCAGATCCTATTGCCGCTCCGGTCAACGCAGTAAGACCTGCACTGCCTGCTAGTGTTGACCCTGCTAACGCACCTAGTAATGGAAGCATCAGTCTCTCCTTTTTATACTGCCTCGCCTAAAGCCCGCATACGTTTCACCAAGCGATTTGCGCGGTTAGTGACCTGTTTATACCATAAACTGTCAACCATTTCGTCTGCGGCTTTTTGCCAGTCACGGGCATCCACTCCAGCTTTCATGCCTTTGAACTTGCCCATTCTAGTTGCTCCGAGATTAAACATCATATTAGCAATGATTAATTGTGCCTCGTTAGGCAACATGTCAAAGTCTGGATACAGCCGTAAACAGTCATTGTAAGTTATTTGAATGTCATCCTCGAATGCTTCTGCTACCCGCTCATCAGAAATTTTTTCACCGACATTACAGCCATATTCAGGGTCGGTGTCTTTGATCAAATGACCTATGCCGAAGGTTGGATAGCCTAGGTGATCCAAATACACCTCGTTAATACAGCCCTCATCGCTCTCTAGATCTATTCTCAACTGTTCAAAGTCAACCATTTTTCTTTTTCCCAGCAGTGAAAGACTCTATCGCGCCCCCGCCAAAATAGAAGGTTGTGATTAGAAGCATGACGTAGTTAATTTGAAACTGCTCCATTACCAGTGATACAGATGATGGATCGCCCTTCCCTGTCAAGGTCATACCTAACACAATGACAAAACATAAAACGTAAGTTAAACCAAACATCAGCGCAAGGTACCGCTGTGCTATTTTAAATGGGGCGTAGCTTTGCATGATTGCTACTTTTTGCGCGGTGGCCGCCTTAATTTGCTCCTCATCCGAGGTGTGCATGTCGTCAATCAGATCCATGCCTTTTTTTATGACAGCATCTGAACCCAATATTTTGCCTAAAATCGCTAACATGTTTTATCCAAAATCACCTATAGGGGAATTTTACCTTAATATTTTAGTATTGCGAGGATTCACCCACTCCGGTATGCAATATGCCTGCACCTTCCGCTTCGTCCAGTAATTGTATCGTGTCCGGCTAACCCGATCTGCAAAATAGTTACACCTATTAATTGAGCAAAAATACGCTTTCTTATCAGGAATAACAGTTCCGTCTGCTGTCATCACGATCAAGGCAAACACATAAATCATTTGTTACCTTTTTCTTGTTTCTTTGCTTGATAGGCACTGGCTCCAAAAAAACTGGCAACTAATGCAGATACCGCTATGAAGTACGTCCCCGCGATATCAGCAATAAGTTCAGCCGCCTTATCAAGTCCGAACAAGCTACATAAAAAAATGCCAGCGGGATAGCAGAGTAAGCCAGCAAGCGCATACCACGCCATCGCCCGGACTGAATCTCTTTGCTTATCATTATCCAGCATTTGACGGCGGCGATCCTCAATCTCAATAACCAGTAATTCATTCGGATCGAGAGTACCATTCTTGTTCGTATCATATTTTTTCAAATCACTCATGCTGGCCTCATATTAGCGAGCCAATATACAAAACCACCGACACAAGCCAATCCCAGCAAACATATAAATACAATGACCATAGAGCGTAGGATAGCCAAGTTTCTTTGACGCTTTGCGATCTTGGCTTTCTTCTGTGCTTCCAACGCCTCATCACGGTTGCGTTTCGCTTCTGCCGCGTACTTTAGAAAATCTTGATACAGGTTTGCCCTACCCTGATAAATTAGCATGGTCTTCAGTTCTTCTTCACGTTGGCGTAATTTTTCGAGGTGGAGAAAATTCTCGAGGTCAGAGCCTGTTGACTGCGAACTTCCTGATTTCTTCTGTATCTCTGCTTTTGCATCGAAATACTTTCCAAGTTGCTCTGCACAATCAGTAATGTCTTTGCCATTTTTCAATAGCTCTTTTACCGCTCCTATAGCGGTGTTTGCCGTTTGAACGACGGCTATGGCCTCAAAAAGCATTACATCACCTATCCTGTTGTGACTGATACACTCCCTACGCTCATGGTACCAGACGTTCCTGCGACGGCGGATGTGTCTAATTGACTTACTCGAGCGAATCCGTCGTGGTTGTAAATAGTGCCTGACTCTAGCCCAACATCGTTAGTTGGCAGATTCGTGATAGTCACTGTCGTGAAGCGGGAGTCACCCGGATTTTCTATTTGTTGCAGAAATAGCGAAAACGACCTCACTACCTCTGACATATAGTTTTGACTGTACTCTTGCGGCGGTAACGGAAACTGAGGTTTGACTAATCTACGGGACATAGATTATGCCTTCCCGCCGTATTTCTTTGATTTTACTTTTGTTCCCTTGTATTTACCACCAGTCCTAGCGATTTTACCTTGTGCCTTACAAGAAGCTATTTGAGTAAATCCCTTCGGGTTTTTACAGTTTTTTGCTTTTGCCACATAGCCTCCAGTTACATATCGTAATTTAAAGTAATCTCATCACCTTCCTGTATTTCGCAAAGTGTCATCAAGTTGTAGACCCGATAATCATCCCAGTCTTGAGACAACACTAAATAACAGTTGGGTTCTTCTGAATGGTTAATAAAGCCACCCAGAGGAGTTCGTATATACCCGGCAATCATAGGTACCTTAATATGCGTACTGCCCAAGTCGACAGCTTCCTCTATGCTTTGTGTCGCAAAAACGCCGAGACCGTCTATCTCGCTTTCACCGACCGTTACTTCATCGGGTAAGGGTTTGTAATAAAATCTGTCGTATCTAAGCCTTGCCAAACTGTCTCCTGATTGCCTCTTTGCCGCGTTTGGCTATTTTAGCTTGCTCTTCTTTACCGGCCACCTTTGCTCTTTGTTCCATCACAGTGAGTATCTGTATCTTTCTCGCAAACGGTTTTTTAACTTTTTTAACCTTTGCTACAGTATCTCTAGCATCTTGAACAGTAGCGTATTTTATTCTGACCGTATCCTTCGGGTTTTCATCAGTATATAAGCGTCGGCCAGAACCCTTAGGCTTTTTACCTGTGCCGACCTTTGGATCTTTTGCCACTACCTTTTTCCATCTCGTCGAATATCTATGCGCGGTGTACCCAGTCTCCATTTAACACCTAAACTTGAGGACTGTGCGCGTAAGGCCACGGATCTTCCCCTCAGACGGATGTGGGCTTGATCCGTAAACTGCTCTACTGGCACCGTCGCTGATCTAGTAACCGTAGATGTTTCAGTAGATCCATAATCAGTGCCGGGGAAATTCCTTGCTTTTAACACCAAATCCATCGCTGGAGAATTTGCGGTTGACTGTTCAAATGACACATCCGGCAATATCCGCCTGATGAAAGAAAAACTGTCTCCATCTTCGATATCCATTTGACTGCTTTCTGCGTGAGCCGATATTGCGCTTACTGGGTTTGTTGAGCCATCGTCAAATCCTTGCTCGTGTAAGAATAAGAATCCACCTGATGCCGCTATCGGATTGTCGTTTATACCTCTATCCATCCAAGCCGTTCTAGCAAGATTACCGAAATACCAGATATCCTGTTGATAGTTATAAATAACATATTTGTCATTTAGGTCAGCGTCATTGCTTGGGTAAAACCACCAAACCTCATTGAAGGAAGAATTGACACCCGAAATCACCTGATCTTTCTGCTCGGAATTAAAATCAGAGAATACAAACTCTTTAACGCTACAAGGGATTTTTGTGACTCGTCCGTCGTATCTGTAAAAGTCATTCTTGCCCATCCAGAAGACAACGTCGTCTACTGATATAGCCGCGTTGATACCCATAATCGTTGTATTGTCAGACACTTGCGACAAACCAAAAGTGAAAGGAGGTCCGACATTTTGCAGGGCATGTAGAGACTCTTCAGTAAACACTAGAATCTGTTGCCTAGTCTCCACAGCAGTGATAATCCTAGATCCCGATCCAAGCCTAAGATCTCCCGCCTCATTCTCAGGAGTAGATGTAAAGGTTAGTATGTCTTCCTTGTCAGAAAAACGTATCAACAGAGGATCTTGCACACCAATATCATTAGCTGGATCAGCACCGAAAGCAATCAAGAAGCGTTCATCTGAAACAATAATTTTTCTTGCTATCGTAGGGACCGCACTATCCGCACCAGCGACATTTTTTAATTCTACACACCGAGAAAAACTTCCGACAGACGCACTAGTGCTTTTATCCCAGAAAAATATTTGTCCATCGACAGCGGACAAAACAAGATCCTCACCAAAGTTATCCTGTGTCCAGATGCGTAATCTATCCTCTGATGCTGTCGCAGTAGTTCCTGAGTTCCACGTTTCTCGACCCCAAGTTCCTGCACCCCATCCGTTTCCTGCGACTACAGTGTCGAGACCAGAATTGATTTGGTATGCCGCGACCACAGAGCTACCGCCGTTACCTGTATCGGATGAATTAGCTAACACAGCGGATGGACTCAATGCCCCGTCCACAGTGATATTGGGTATAGAGGTGTCTTCGGCGCGAGCAGTTATAGTAAAGGTGTTAGAAGACGGCACATCTTCGACGCGATATTCTTGATTCAAAACTCCGGCGGTTATGTTCCCGCCAAGCGATACAGCACCACTGAATGTCACAAAAGCCCCTACCGTCGCACCGTGACCGGCCTCTGTGACTGTGATGGTAGATGACCCATTAGTAGCCGCAAAAGTAGCATCACCTGATCCAGTGGTAAGTCTTAGTGGCGTAATATCATTATAGCCACCACCTTCCTCTATATAGTATTTTATTGGGGTACCAACAGATATGTACTGAGAGCCATCCAAGGCAACCCAGTTATGCAGAGATCTTGGGCTACCTAGAAACGATGATGTGCTTTTTTTGATCCAGCCGCCTATTTTTTCAACATAACCTTGGCGGAATCGAATTTTATCACAATCGAACCAGCCGCCCTCGTTAGAATAAGATGTAGACTCTCTGTTGATTCCGGGTCTAAAAGATAGTTTAGATAGCGGCATAGGAAAAATTCCCCTATAGGTGATTTTTATTACCCGGTTCTTACTATGATCGAAATCAAAAGAATGATTGTTGAACCGGCAGTGCCGATTATAATCATTTCTATCCTTCTGATCCTTTCAATAGTTTCTTTCCATCTCTCGGCGCAAACAGCTTCATGGGTGTCGATCTGGCCTTTTACGTCTTGCACGGTCACTTTGCGCATCAGATTTCTTCAGGCCAATCATAGATCGGTGCATTACCTGTCGGATTACCATCTTTATCCACAGGCACATCATACATAGCCATGAACTTTGCCAACGTATCGCAAGCATTTATTGCATCTTCGATAGTTTTTGACGCAGTGCGAACAGCCGTTCTGTAATCTGTGATGGTACTTGGTATCGCTGTTCCCGCTTCTGCCTTACGCGTAACATACCAATCCGTTTTTGATAATCTTGTTCCCGCTGTTTCTTTTGTTCTTGCAACTGCAACTGTTTTAAGTCCAAGGGTGACGACTTGGTTTCCGTCTGCATCGAGGATGGGCTTTCCGTCATCGTCAACTTCGTTGACATCTGCGATATTCCTTTCAATGAGCGAAGTTTTTTCGGCATTCCACCCCCAGTAGAATCGGTTGTCATAGGATTTTGGATCTAAAGAAGTGTCGTTAGTTAAACCTGCCGCCGCTTTTTCTTCATCTGTCCAGTTGTTCCAATTGGAAGGATGTTTAATTCCATCAACAGAAGTCCACGGCCTCCCGACTCTAATTACTTTTCCTGCGTGAACCCACATTATTCTGTGCCTCCGTTGGCAAATTTAAACGGTTGATCGGCAAATGCCATATAAATATACGATTCATTGGTTGTGTTTATATCACCAGAACCACCACGAATCTTAAAGCCATTACTCAGAAACGAAATATCATGATTGGTTGCATCTGTTTGCTCGGTTCCAGCCTCGTTTGCCCTGAGATACACCCCGTTATCAGGTGTCCGTTTGTTGTCGTACATGACCCAATCTCGCCCAGCAGAAGTACCTTTAATCATCAACCATGCTGGTCTAAATCCGGTGTAGACATAGGGTGAGTCAATATCGTAATCGCTGACGAAATTATCATCATAGATTCCAAACTTTGAATATCCTTCCTTTTCTGCAAACGCATAGCAGATCATGTCATCCCCAGACCCATTGGTAGA